TGCTCTGCAATCTTTGAAGAAGTCTCATCTGCTACACGTTTTAAAGAAGCCCCCACACCATCCGCCAACTTCAATGCTTCATCACTACCATATGAAATATTTAACCGTACTAGCAGGTTAGCCCAACCCATGATTCCCAGGCCAACCTTTCGAGTGGATTCATTCATATGCTGAGTAAATTCAGTTGGATGACGGTTTGCATCAACTACATTATCAAGAAAGTTTACGGAAATACCCACTGTCTTTTCAAAACGCTTGAAATCAAACTTGTCATCTCGGATGAAATTACCAACATTGATGCTACCAAGATTACAGGACTCACCAGATAGTAGGGGTTGCTCACCACAAGGGTTGGTGGCATTGATCTGACCTAACTCGGGGGTAGAGTTATCTTCATTGATTCGATCTAGCCAAACCATTCCAGGTTCCCCATTAGTCCATGCCCCACGAATGATTTCCTCAAACAACTCTCTGGCCCTTATATAACGGCCATCCTCCTGAGGCTCATCATATGATGCTCGATCAAGAGGCCATGACAGGTGAATCCACTTATCTTGTTGCATCGCAGTCATGAATGTGGAATCAGCACCAATGGATATATTGAAGTTTGATACCTCACCTTCAATATTCTTACAATGGATAAATTCTTCAATATCGGGGTGATAGACCTCCATGATTGCCATGTGAGCTCCGTCACGCTTCCCACCTTGGGTAATCATCGTGCCGACTTGAGAAAGAACCCGGAGAACATGAATGGGTCCACAAGCTTTACCATGCGTGGTGCTGATACCATGACCCTTAGGGCGTATGCCTGAAAGACTAAACCCGATTCCACCACCAAACTTCTCAATCATGGCCTGATCACCAGCCACACGCATGATATCACCCATTGAATCAGGGATATCCATAACATAACAAGCACTGAGGGTTCCTTGGCCTGTACCTGCATTCATGAGTGTGGGACTATTGGGCATAAAATCAGAGGCCCACATCAAATCAAAGAAAGATTTTTCTAAATCTCTAACTTGGCTCTCAGTGGCACCATATTTGTACTCAACCTCAGCTATGGCCCGTGCCACTCGTGTAAATAAACCTTCAATATCCTCAGCAGGCTCTCCAGTTTCATCCTTTAAAAGATATCTTTTTTCTAATATTTTGACTGAATTATCAGTAAACGGCCTTGAAACAGCTACCACAACAAACTCCTACTTCCACAAAAATAAAACGGCCCCAATGAGAGCCATAGCAAAAACCTTAACAACCCTGTCAGTTCACTTCAAACGCAATTCCCCCCACTTAGCAACCATCAGTGCATCAACTGCATCTTGGGAGTACTTTTTGACCTCTTCTCCGTAAATCTTACAAGCCATAGACATGACTTTCTCTTTATCAGCTTTACCATTGCCCACTACATCTTTCTTCCACGTCATTACATTGACTGTGAAAACATCTATATCATAATGAGCAAATACAGTACGACACATCGCTAGGACATGTACAAGCTTAATCAAGGTTTGACGGTTCTGAACTAAGGGAATATCTTCAATGCAGATTAAGTCATCTGAGGTGACAGAGTCACGAACCCATGAAAACATTTGTTTGTAAAGTTCTTTGAACCGAGTCTCCCATGACTTAGATTTAGAGATCAATTCTACCACTTCAAAGCCCTTGTTGGGAAGCAGTTTACTAATAGCTATTTTTGAGGTAGATAGATCGATCCCATAGACACTCATATCTTAAAACGTTCCTGACCACGCCTAGTGACAACCCGACTTATTGTATCGAATTGTGATTCATATAGGCTTAAACGACCCTTGAGAATCTTCAGTTCTGCACTTAAATCAATGACTCTCAATTTAAGAGTCTGAAGTTCTGGATTCTCAACTAAAGCCTGCCCAATCAAAGAATCCTTTAACAATTTTTTAGAAGAATCACTCTCCAACCGTGCAATAGCCGTCGATTGCAACAAACTATAACCCTCAGTAAGGATATATAGCTCTCCATCAATCTTAGAGAGTTGATAAACCATGTGACCACGCCATGCTCCCAGGAACAAAAGCCAATCATCCAGTGCCATATCAGATAGATTATCTGCATTGCTGGGAAATGAGTAGGTGGTCCCACTTACTGGCCTAATTGGAGACGGATAATCCTCATCTAATGTTCGTAATTCCCCTGCTTTTGAAATGAAAGTAGTAACATTGACCATAAAACTTAAACCCCTTGTATAAAGTAATCTTTTTCACAAGTTTTTCGATAATTACACCAATCATGTTTCCAATCAGGTTGATATGGAACATGTTCAGACTGTTTAACATATTCTAAAACCCGACGAAACTTATCTAAAGTCGCTTCAACTATTGAATCATCACGTTCAACTTCACAGATGGTATATTCTTGATTATCTTTATTAATGTAAAAAATCATTCCATCTTTGATTCCTGACATCAACGAATAGAGATTCCACTGCATCAAATGGTCAGGACGAGGCAACTCAGTTTTACGCTTAGGATTAGCCATTGATTTAAGTTCCAATAGAAACTCTTTATCATCTGATGGCCGTTTAATTATGGCATCATAGAATCCCCTAATAGGTGGATCCTCATATGTAAGCTCTTGTTCTGCAGAAACCATAATCCCTGTCTCTGTTAACCGTTTCTCAACAAATTCATGGAATACAGTCCCAACTGCCATCCGTCGTAAACTATTGTCTGAAATGGGATCCTGATCATGACCAAGCATGTAATAATACAAGGCACGAGGGCATAAATGAGCCTGAGATGGGCTGAAGTGAGTTCTTACATAGGGCTTACGTTGTTGATTTTTTTCATAATCATCAAATGTAGCCTCTAACCAATGTTTTGGGTTATCACGCTCTCTTAAAATACTACTAAGTTTCGGCATTAATCTTTCCTTGGGCAAAAGTCATAAGATTATCTATAAAACTAGATTTGAATTTACCAACAATTTCATCATTATTATGTCGCCAAATGACTAATCCATAGTCACGAAATAACACCTCATCTCTCCGTTGATCTCTCTTCTTGAAATGATGCGGACCATCTAATTCAATCCCCAGATGTAAATCTGAAATATAGATGTCCACCACATATGGGGGGAAGTCCTCTTCTAGGCTCGAACCGAATCCAGCCTCTTTAACCCAAGCAGCGACAGTAAATTGTTGCTTAGTGTCCTTTTTTCGAGGTTCAGATTTCACGGACCACCGATCCGACGCATCGTAGGATTATCTGTATCCCAACTATTACTACTAGAAGGGCTAACACGGGGAGTACCACCACGATTACTAGCACGATCAGTTATACGTTCTGAATTGAGAAGGTTTGAGGCATCAAGGTCACCATCAAAGCTAGGCAATAGTGTATTCTCATTCTCTGGGAGTTCCTCGGCACCCATAATTCGATCCAAAGCCCCAGGGTCCACAGGACGATCATTCAACATATCTTCAGTTTTACGACGTGTACGTTTCTTCTTTTTAGGAGGTTTCGTCAGTCCAACACTAATCTCAGCAGTCATTTCTGCATAAATTGTCCTCACATCACCCCTAAGACGATCAGCAAATTTCTCTGCAATCTCTGCAGCCAAATCTTCATCAACGTGGTATACACCCTCTAACATACTGCCAAAGGATGAAAGGATTCCTTGTAAATCTTCTGCCAATGTACTCACTGATGTGGTCATACCACGCTCCTTACCTTGTTTGAAATATTATCTTGAAGGTCTTCAGACTCTTTTAGTATCTGAAGGAACTTCTCTCGTCCCATCCCCTTAGTGATTTCACCTGTAAATTCATCAGTATAGCTGTACTGTGGCCCACTCTGCTTGATAATGTCTAAATCTTTAGCCCTCATGAACAACTCATAAAGAGGGTCTGGTAGACCAGTAAAATAGAATGGTACAGCTGCTGTTAGCAATGGAGTATGAGTTTTATTCTTCTCCGCTTTCATATTGATGAAGAACCCTTGAGGATCTTTAGCATCACCAATGGTGTCACCTTTACGGACACGAACCATTATTCGACTGAAGAACTCTTGCCCCTTACCACCTGGTAGAGCATCCCGTGTTATGTACCCACCTATTCCAGCACGAATCTGATTTATCAAAATTATAGCGGTATTAACATTGGCCTGTGGAAGCTTACGATAGAACTGGTTCATCATACGAGCCTGTAGTCCAATCGATTGATGTTCCATACCCTCTTGAGCCTCTGCAGTGGGCAATAAGGCTGCAATACTATCTAGTACGACTAAATCTACCCCGTTTGCACATAACGATAGTAAAATGTCTAATGCTTTTTCCCCAGTTTGGGGACGTGCCACAATTAAATTCTCAAGATCAATACCAATATTTTCGGACCAAACTGGATCATAGCTAAATTCTGCATCAATGAAAGCACATTTATTGCCTAACTTTTGAGCATGAGCAATGATACGTTGTGAGATATAGGTCTTACCTGAGCTCTGATATCCAAACAGTTCAGTGACTGCCAGCCGAGGTACACCACCACCCAACATCCCATCCAACGCAGGCATCCCTGTCTCAATACGTTGAGTATCTAAAGACTCATCATTTCCGACAGTTAGATTCGTTTTAAGTTCTTTATTTATAATATCTAAAATTTTCTTTGTATCATTCATCTGACATGTCACCCCAACTCTTTTTTGAATGTTTCATTTCTACAACCATTGGAACATTGAAACGCCCATATGGGGAATTTGTAAAATCCTCCATAATCTCCTTTATTCTCGGCAATGAAGACTCATCAACCTCATCTAGCACTATACTATCATGAACAACATTGCAGATATTTCCACCAACCTGATTAAGATGTTCCCAAACATTGAACAGGCTAATTTTTGACATTTCTGCACATGTACCTTGGATTACATAATTTACCCCTTTATAACTATCTTTACCAGCAACATGTATTCGACGACCATAAAGAGTCCGAACATAACCCCTAGTTGATATTTCCTTAGGGAGTTGTGTTTCACTGTAATAACGTAATTCTGGATAACTAGTCCAAAATTGATCAAAGATGGATGAAGCCTGTCGGTAAGAAATACCAGCCTCATCTGCAAGTTTTTTAGCCCCGGCACCATACAAAGAGGCGAAATTAGTTTGTTTTGCTGTTTGACGTTGATCTTTAGTTGCCCCAGAACCCCAAATCAAATTAGCTGTATACATATGCATATCAACACCTCGGTTGAAGGCATCAATCATATTCTGTTGCTTTGAAACGTGAGCTGCCACCCGTAGTTCCTGCTGGGCATAGTCAAAATCAAAAAATTCATGGTCTGGTACAAACAATCTTCGTATTTCCTTCTTTCTGGGAATGTTTTGAAGATTTGGACTACTTCCTGAGAATCGGCCTGTTATTGTACCTGAAGCATTCCAGTGTGCGTGTATACGTCCCTTATGCTGTAGCTTAGGATATGACTGGACATAAGTATTATCCAACTTCTCAAGGTCACGCCAGTTTAAAATCAACTGAGCAACTTTAGATCCCACAGGATGTGTAATCTTCGCTAACGCCTTTACATTGGTGCTACGACTCCCGCCCTCAGTTTCAATAGTAGGTTTGATACGTAGTTGGTCATAGAAGTATTCACCAAGCTGTTTAGGTGAACTGAGTTCCAATGGGCGCCCAACTATTGTATAAATCTCATCTTGGATGTCCCGCTGTTGAGATTTAAGTTGACGGTGTAAGGTTGAACAATATTCTAAATCAATCTTAATACCCCGTTGCTCCATAGCCATTATTACCGGGATTAATCTATGCTCCATATCAATTAATTGAGTATGCCCAGGTCTTACCTTTAATTCATCTAAAAATAAATAAGCCAAAGCCTTAGTTAGAACAGTATCCATACACGCATAGGGATCCATAAAATCTGCAGGAACATAGGAATAGTTCTTTAAGTGATACTGCTCCATGTACATCTTAATGGTTTTCTCATTAGCTGAAGCAACTTCACCAAATATAGACTCACCTAACTCTTTCAAACCCTTCGGTCCCCCCGTGTCCCGTAGATGTGCCAATCGAAGGGTATCTAAAAGATTTTTGGGTGGGAGTGCTCCATATGTCTCTCGAATCATATGCAAATCAAATTCACAGTTATGAAAGACAAAGGTCTTATAGTCAGCTTTAAAAATCTCAGTCAGTAAGGAACCAATATTAGCTGTGCCAAAATCAGTGTTGCGAATAAAAGTGGCTTTATCATCCCATGCTAAAGAAACACCAAAAGCACGATCCTCCACCCACCGTAAACCTGTTGTTTCAGTATCTACAGCAACATAAGAATCCTTACTGGAAAGAATGTCATTCTTGAGAGAATCAAGATTCTGGGGATAAATACGGACGTAATGTGGCAGCTGCAGTACTTGTGTCATTGCTTATCCTTATCGCATCATTAAAATCGGGTAATCGTTCCATATTGATTCGACCTGGCGGAAATGTGTTAATACATTGAATAAGAAAAGGCAACTGGAAGTACACACATTCAAATGGCTGTATTATGGTTACATCTTCAATCATTAATTCCGCTTCAATATTTGACCGTGGAACACTCAGTTGCAAGCCACTTCCTTCAAGAGTTGAAGCAATTCCAATTAAATCCTGCTCCGTCGTCTGCAAGGCCAACCGCAATTGATCTAATGTTTCCTTCTTATCCATTTCACATAGTTTAGTTCCCACTGACTGACGTAATTTGTGGACCATATCAGGATAAGTTTGTTGAATCCGTGGTGAGTATAAAGTCATAGACTCATCTGACATCACTACATGTTTACCATTTTCAGATAATCCAATATTTATTGTCTCTGATCCAGCCAACAATCTAGCAACTGCCTCAGTAAACTCAACAGGGATGACCAAATCTGGCAACTTTACACCTTTATACGGAACTGATGCTGTAAAGAGGCAAAAACCATTCATACCCGAAATGATTAAC